TAAACCCCTGGAAGAGTCGACCCAGGCTTAGTTTTGATCTGATTATCTAATATCAACGCTGCTCTGATCAATGACCTCAGTAGAAGTCTCAAAATCGAAAGAAGTAACGATTTTAGGACTTCATCATAGAGGGATTGCATTGGTTCTCCTTACGGAGCGCCATAGCACCCCGAATGTGAAGGATCTCAAGCCCGATCAATAAGAGAGAACATCTACTCTCAAGATTGGAAGTTGAGAAACTTCGCTGAAGTCACGTCCGTGTCAGCCAAAGTATCCGTCAATGCCTTCACAAGAGCCACCATATCGGCGGAAGTGAAGCCAAAAGGCGGAACCGAAACAGACAATGACACCCCAGCAGTTTGCTGAGATGTCAGTCCAGTGTAAGGGGAAACAGCGTCTTTCGTCAACTTTATTTGCATATAGTGACGATCGCCCGCCTTCCCCGAACTATGGTTGAAGGTCAGATAATACTTATCTGTGCCATCATGTTTGCGTTCGGTGCCATAACCATCGCTTCGAATAACGTAAAAATTCAAAGCGGGGGTTGGGGCTGCGGCTGCTACGGTAATCGGATCAATAAGCACAACTGCTCCTTACTAGGTAAATTAGCATAGCACCATGCCATGCTAACTATGGATGAACTTCGTTAGAAGAGCACCCAAGATCGCTAATTGGCCGGACGTCAGAGTTGACGTTCGGCTAAAGGTCTTCACATTTTGGAGAGTACTGATATCGATTCTCTTCTGATATCGGTAGCTATAGGCCGACGAAAAACACCACGGTAGAATAGTAGATCTACTCGTGAATGTAAACGGCGGCTGATAGATACGTGTCTCTCCAATTGAGGTCTCAACATCTAGGCTAGCGGTTGCATTACCTCTAGAAGTATAGGTAAGGAAACCATAGTTGAAGGTGCTATTGTCAAAGGTAAGAGTGTCCATAAGTTGGACATAATCACCAATGCCAGAGAACCAATCAACTAACCAAGTCCAGGGGACAAGATTATAGATGTCACCTGGAGTTAGGCTAGACCCCCAAGCCGCGTCAAGAAGTTCATGACGAAGCTTAGGCACCTCGATGGTCGGAAAATGCGTTGTTAGGTTTAGAGCACATCTAAGGCTCCATTCCCTTCGGGTTACTACTCCGAAGCTTTTCAACGATTCTCCGGACACCAAGTTGTAGAAGAAACCTGGAGTGCTGTCCATACTACTAATCCCCTTCATAGAGGATTTGTAGTTTGTGGCTAGTCCCCTTCGCTCGATCAGGTAGTTAACATGATCGGCGATCTTCTGAGGGAGCAGCAACATTTGCTTAACGGCCGAAACTGTAGAATCCCAACCAAACTTATAGTTTAAGTATTGGTTACCAGCGCCCTTGAAATCAAGGACGGTGGATGGAGTCCGCAGCAACTCAACGGTATTCCTCAACATCATAGGAAGATCTTTGAGTTCGGCGATGTTGTATGCAAGCTGAAATTTCTTGACTTCTGGTAAACACATGTTTATCAGTTTCAAGCCATTTGCTGCCATTTTATTGGCAGCAGATGCCACTTCAGATGCATACACAGCGTCAGAGTCGGCTTTAGGCAACCACAAACCTGGCCCCACACTCACGTTTCTTAGCACATTGTCAGAATTTGATACCTGGGTATAACGTGCCCCGGTACCTCCGACAACTGCTTCAGAAACATTAATCCCCCGAGAATAAGTAAATCTCGAAGGACTATCGATTTTAGGAACGAAGAGTTCAAATTCTCCGAACTTAGAATCGAGAGGTCTGGTACGAATAGTCGTATCAGAACGCTTTCCCGGAATCATAGGTTGAGTTTGGAAATTCAACGTATTATCCGAGAAGGTTGTTGTCGTGCACTCAACAGGGGTGCGATCAAATTGATCGTTAACCGTTGTTAAGTCAGGTCCATTAGAGCACTGTGTGTTCCGTTGAGTACTTCTCGTACTCCTCGGTTCAGACGATATGCACTGAAGGACCGTAACACGATTCACTGGGGTGATCTTCGCCGTTGGAAATTGGACTTTCGAATATGGGTTTAAGGCAAGTGCCAAAGAGCCCATAAAACTAGGTCCAAAAACCATATAGGCGAATTTCTCAATGCCAGGTTTAGCACTAGCAGCAAATTCATACGCGCGTGCCTGGTAAACTTTACCAGGATCGGGCGCAAAACCAAGAGAAAGGGAAGTAATTGAACTAACCTTCTTCTTAGTAAGCGCCCCTTTACCCAAAAACCACTCCACCTTTGGGGTCACAATGACATTATGAGGTGTAAAAGTTCGCTTTTTCCGGCCAGATTTGGTCCGGTAAAACGGCTTTTTCACCCGTTTTGTCACTGTAACCGTCTTAGGAGAAAATGGCTTGCGGGTCACGGTAGTATGAAACCTCCTGATGTGAAAAGGATGGATAGCAGTAGCGATACTGCTATTGGGACCCCACGTCGG